CATCGAAGACTGGGAAAAATATATTGAATCAGATCCAAGATTTAAGAGACCGGCAGAGCTTTATAGCCTTTGTGGAAACCCCGCTAAAGCAGAAAATGTCCTTGGGTGGAAACGTAAAACTAGTTTTGACGATCTAGTTAAAATGATGGTTGAAGCAGATATCAAACGTTATACTAAATGACAACAAAATTTGCAGTAGTCACTACTTTTCATCAGGCTGGGTACGAAAAATACGGTCGAAGGATGATTCAAACCTTTTTAGAATCATGGCCTAAAGATGTAACCTTATATGTGTATCCTGAGAATTGTGCAGTAATTGAAACTGCTCCAAACCTCGTTGTGAGAGATTTACACTCGTCAAGTCCCGAACTAGTTGCATTTAAAGAAAAGTGGAAAAATGACCCAAAAGCCAGAGGGGAAGTAGCCATGGGACCTCCTGGACCTAAGGGAAAGATTCCCGGAATTGGTTTTCGTTGGGATGCTATTAGATTTAGTCATAAAATTTATTCGGTATGTCATGCGGCAGAAAATACCGATGCCGATATACTGCTTTGGATGGATGCTGACATGGTTTGCCATACCACACTTCCGGTGCATTTTTTAGAAAAAATGGCAGGTACTCATGTGGGTTTGGGATTTTTAGGTAGAGAAAATAAATTTACCGAATGTGGATTATATTCGATGAATTTAAGAAATCCTGCTACTCAAGAATTTTTAAAAGAATTTCAAAAGGCCTACGACACTGGCAGAATTTTCACCATGAAAGAGTGGAATGATTGTTGGGTTTTTGACGTTGTTCGAGAAGAAATTAAAAAACTTCATCCTGACTGGTATTGGTACAACTGGAGTAAGGGATTAATCAAAGGAGAAGGCCATCCGCTGGTTAATAGTCCTTGGGGTGCTTATCTCGATCACCTTAAAGGTAACCGAAAAAATACCGGAAAAAGCCTAAAAACAGATTTTATTCGTCAGCGTACTGAAAAATATTGGATTACTCAGTAATTTGATATTCGTGTTTTGAATGCTTGGCTTTGTAATGATCTAAATATTCCCCAAGCACGGTATGCTTCATTGGAGTTTTGTAAGGCTTTTTAAAATCTTTGCATAAATCATTGCCTTTTGCTCCGATTTTTTCAAAAACATAACCATATACATCGTTATCGTAAAATCTTCTTAAATTTTTTGAATCTTGTTCAACAAAGTGTCTACGATACTCATTTCTAAAATTAAAAAAGTTTGGATGTTTTGTGTTTACAGCAGAAAAACCAGTCTCAGGAACAAACCATCTACCAGGAGTTCCGTCTTTAGCTGACAAATATGTAACTCCCATGTGAGTGCTAAGAACATTGTCAGGTAAAACTGATTTTAACAAGTCTAAAGGAAGTTTTTTCTTTGTAATAACATCGGCGTCTAACCAAATAATTCGATCAGCATCGCTGTTAAACATTGCGTGTATAAAACTAAAAGATTTTTTAGCAAATTTTCTTTCTTGACCGCCTATACCTTTAGTATTTTGAAAAATTTCATATGCAGGGTCTAATTCTTTAAAGTCTATTTGTTTAATTCGGTTTATGTTTGGTAATTGAAACTCTTCGACATAGCAAGTCAGTGTTAATTCTTCTGGCCAATATGTTAACCAAGACTCTACAGAGTCTCTTCCGATGAGATTATAATAATATTCGTTGAAACTTGTTATAACTTCTATTTTCATACATACTTTCTCATATGAGACCAACATTCCCCGTTGGTAATTTCTTCAAAGTTCCAATGGAACATAGCCAACCGTTCTACCCATTTTTGTCTGTCTGGTAAATTAGGATTTTCAATGTCAGATAAATTCATATTTGAAATTTCTGCACACTGACTTTTTTCAGGATCGGTGACAAAAATAGGATATCCTTCAATTGCGGCTCCTACGGTTGGACTTGAATTATAATTTACCACAGCCCAGCAATTTTTTAAATCATGTTCTAGTGTTGTGCCTGGTTGTGATAACCTAATATTGTTATTTTTGTGACCAAGTTTTTTTATCAAGTTTTGAGGACTTAAATAATCTTTTGAGCCTTTGTCACCTGGATGTGCTCTTAATACAATTTCTCTATCAGTGTATTTTCTAATCTCTTTTAAGGTTGCTGCGGTCCATTCTACCACATCATATCCACCCATCGACCATCCGCCATTTCGTTGTAAACAAAATAAAATGTGATTTCCTGTAGTGCGATAGTCTTTTAAAGATAAATTTAAATTTTTAGAAAGAGTTATCCAACGTTGAGGATCAATTTCTTTATCGCAATACTCTCCTGTATTAGGAAATATTCCGTTAAAACTATATCTTAAATAATGTTTAGGATTTGTATTATCTTTATATAAAAATAAATTACTATCTGCCAATAAAACTTTTTTATTTGCATTAAGTTGATAATCAATGATTTTTCTTCTAAATTCTAAATGTGCAGTTCCTTTAGATCCTGCATGAACCCATCCTATGCTCATACCTACGTCAGCAGGAACAACTCGCATGTCGGTCACAAGTTCAACTTCGTCACCGTATTTTTGAACCCCAGTGGCATATAATTTTAAAATTTCTCCTTTTTCAACATTTTTGTTGTTAGGAGGAATACAAGCTAGGTATGCTGCAAATTTCATTTATTAGTATTTTTAATTAAAAGTTCTTTATTTAGAATACCAATGTGATGATGAAAATATTCATTCAACGGGCTGTACTTAATGGAAAATTCATTTTTTCGTTCATCGGCGCCATTGAGTTGCCACTTATCTGCTGTATCGCAATAAGAACCAATTCCATATTTTCCTATTAAAGACCCTAGCATATGATTATCGTATATTTGCCTTTGTTGATAAATTTGTCCATTATACCAACCAGTAGAATATTCTCTAATAAATGCCGGAAATGCTTCGTGTTTTGTATTAAACGCAACAATTCCAGTTTCTAAATCTAACCCCGTACCAGGAATTAATGTTGCACATACTCGAGCGCCGGGGCTCAGTAATTCTTTTGCTTTTGAGAAAGATAAGGGACGTTTAACAGAAATATCAGCGTCTAACCAAACTACAAGACCACCAAATTTTCTTGCTGCCCATACCTGTACACGACTCTTTTTCCAGAATCTATCTGCTTTAGTTCCTCCCATTGCTTCTTGAACCCAAGGGTCCTGTGTATTAGCAACATCTTTCCAGAACATAAAATTTTTACCAAATCCTAGATCTACAGGTTTGTCATCCCAAACAAAAACAACATCGCCCGGTAATGTATTTCTCCAAGATGCAAGTGTAATACTACCTACTTCGTTAAAATAATCTCTAGAAAGACTAGTAACAAACGTCAATGGAGGACGAGGCTTAGAACCAAATTCTAATCCCAACTCATTAGCATAATCAATTAAGTATTGATACCATACATTTTTATATAAACAATCCATGTAATGGGGGAACCAAGGTCCGCCCTCAGTCCAGTGGTATGCAACAGGCTTTCCGTCTTTTGTTTCATCATTCCATCCGACAAGAAAATTATATTTTGTTGAAACAGAACCAATCTCGTGATCCTGTAACCATTGGAACCTATGTAAAAATTGTCCTGTTTGAGAATTTACCACCTCTGGTGTTAATGCTCTGTTTGATGGATGCTCACAATTCCATAAAATCATCGAACTCCAGTTCTTTCTTGGATACTGGGCCTGTTGTTTGTTGTCCATCTTTACGGTATTTGTTGGTTGATGATTATGTTGAACAACCATTACAGCATATTTTGGATCTGCTTGAGCAAATAATTCTGATATGTTACCGTCCCAAACAAAATCACAATCGCAGAATAAAGCCCAACCTTTGTATTTTTGTAAAGATGGCACTAAAAATCTAGTAAATGTAAATTCGGTGCTTCCTAAAGAATCGACATCTCTTGTATATAGACCGTCTCGTCTTAATTGGTCCTGTTTTAAAGGCTTAACAATAGCATCAGGTGTATTTTTATAGATTGAAAATTCGCATACCTTATATGCAATATCTTCTCTAGAATCGTAACCGATATAAACAGGTAAAAAATCAAAATTCATTTAACATTCTCCAGGCTGCGCCATTTTTTAATTCATCAATGTGATATTGTCCGTAGGCTAAATGGCAAGCCCATGCATATACTTTATCTTTGTCGGGATAGTACGGAGTTTCGATTTGACTCAAATCTTGTGATGCAACAGGAGAAGCTGCATGTGTAGGTGCTAGCGTAAATGCAGGATATCCGTATAAAATTGCTTCGGTTGCTGAATTTGAATTATATGTAACTAACGCATGAACATCGTCATCAAGTGCTTCTTTTAACGTATTTGTAAGTACACGATCTGTTCTGCTTTTAACTCGTTGGCGTACAACAATTTCTCTATCTGTATATTGTTTAAGAGTATAGATAGTATCGTTGATCCATTCTTCTAAATCAATATTATAAAACTTACAAGGTTTTTCATCAGGGGCTGCAATAAGAATTTTTTTGCCGCCTTTTTTCCAATTGTGAATAGGAATTCCTAATTTTCTAAATCTATCGTCTGGCCTTTGAATTATAGTATTTCCGTGTTGTATATCGTTTTTAACAATCCTATGCCAATATTTCCAACCCATGGGATTTAATGCACTTTTTTGATTACCCATATATCCGGTATCCATAAAATAAAAATCTCTATTATCAAACCAACAACGTTGCATGATTTTTTTCTTAAGAATACCTCTAAGGACAATGGGGTCTCTGCTGTGCTCATATATAAAATCATCTGTGTTTATCACTCGACCATTAGCGCCAAGTGCAAACATGTTGATATATTCATCTTGTCCGTCTTTACTAAGAAAGATCCAATTGGTCATCTGTTTCATTGTCTTTCTATATCATCTTCAATGCATTGTTCACCGTATTGAATTTCAACAACTTTCACAGGAACATCAAACGGATTAGTAAGTTGATGCCACTCGTTAACTGGTACTTTGTACTCAACGTGCTTTCTTAAATGAACGCTAGGCATAGCGTAACCGCTGTTCATTAGTCTGTTTACTTCTGCTTCACCGTCGCTGACTATCCAGTATTCTGCTCTTAATTTATGTCGTTGCATACTTAATTTTTTTCCAGGATCAACGGTTAGTTCTTTTACTTTCATTCCTGGTACTTCGTGCAAGACACGATAATATCCCCACGGACGTTCGGTCTTTGGTGCTTTCCATTCTTGTAAAATCCATGAGCTAGAATTCATCTTATGTTCGCCGCCAACTCCAAATACAAATTCTAAATTATCGTCTTTAATATCCATTTCGGGAATATTAGCATTTGTTCTATCACCGCCGTTAGCAAATATAATTTTATCGTTGGGATAAATTTCACGAACTTTTCTAATAGCATCTTTAGCTGAACCGTCGTCGTCGTTAAAATTAATAACTCGAGATACATTTGTTAAAGCGCCTAATATGCTTGAACGTTCTTCCCAAGGCATAAATTCTTGACCTTTTTTTCTTCTTAACCATGCATCGGAATTTGCACCAACAACTAGAACATCACCTAATTTTTTAGCTTCATTAATATAAGCAATATGGCCAGAATGAATAGGATCAAATCCTCCAGTAACTAACACTATATTTTTCATTTTAGTCCTTTCAAAATAGTTTCTAGTAATAGTAAATCGTTGTCATTAACAAAATGATTGTTTCCAATATAAACACCAACATCGTGTAATATGTCGGCATTATGAGGGCTGTCTGTTTCAATATTATATTTTTTTAAAAATGGATGTTTTAATAAATTTCCACTTACTACAGGCCGATATTCGATGCCGTGTTTTTTAAATTCGTCTAATAGTGTTATATATGTTTCTTTACTTTTACAAATAAAAGGAAAACAGAAACTACTATTAGTTTCATCTTCTTTAGGAAAAAAGAATTTATCAGGATATTGTTTAATAATTTTTAAATATTTTTTAAAATTTTCTTTACGGATATGAATCATGCTATCCAATCTTTTTAGTTGTGACATACCTAAAATTGCAGGTAACTCATGATTTCTAAAATTATATCCGTCTGTCATAAACAGAAAACTAGGAGGCAAGTTTGGATATTCATCTTGATATTTTTTAAAATATTCGGGAGATCCTTCTCTAGCTAGACCGTGACTTCTTTTTAATCTCATCAATTCATATAATTCTTGATTGTTTGTGGAAATCATTCCTCCCTCAACGGTAGTCATGTGATGGCCGAAATAAAAGCTAAAAGTTGCCCCTAAAGAATCTGAACCTCTTTTTTTGTTATTAGGATCGCAAACACCGTGTGATTCGCAAATGTCTTCTAGTATGAGCGCATCTGGAAATATTTCTTTGTATTTTTCTATTTCAGCATCTAAGCCCAACAGATGTGTGACAAATATTATTTTAATGTCTTTATGTTTATTTTTTAATTTTTTTAACTTTTCAACATCGTAACTAAAAGTTGATAAATCAATATCTGCAAAGATTGGTTTAAATCCAGTTTGAATTACTGGGGCAACGTTTGTGACCCATGTACACGCAGGAACTAAAACTTTATCCCCGTCTTTAAAATTATATAACTCTTTAATAGCAGATAATAATAATAAATTTGCTGTGCTGCCAGACGAAACAAATAAAGAATATTTAGAACCTAACCATTCATTCCACTGAGCCTCAAATAATTTTACTTTTTCTCCGTTAGTGAATTTTTTTGAAGTTAAAATGAACTTGATCATTTTAAATTTGTCTGGCCAAGTAATTGTATCTTTCATTAAAGGCCATTTTAGTATTGGTGGTTTATTGATCATGGTAACAAATTGCCGTATGGTTTATATAAATTTCCGAGTAGCCGCGAAGATGAAATTCTTCGCAAATAATTGAAGTATCGCAATCAAATTTTTTAAATCTTTCATTAAACCAGCCGTACCGTGCACCGTCCTGAAATGGTTTTGCATCAAATAAGCATACTCCGTTACATGTTGAATAATATTTTCCAAAAGGAGTAATATCCCAATCTTTATGTAATTTTCCTCTGTCTTCGTCGGCGTGTCTTCGTGTAGCCCAAACATCATATAATTTTCCGTTTGTTCCTTTTGAAACCATTGATACAATATCAACTTTTGTTAAATTATATGTTTCTTGAAAATTTAAAATTTTTTCAACATCTTGTAGATCAAATCTCATATCGGATTCAATATCTAATATATGATCTACATTGTTAAGAAAATTTTTTGCTTCGATTGCTTTATTTCTTGCTGCTGCTAAATTTTTTACACGCTGTTCATCTTTAACAGAATGAAAAAATTCTGTTCCTATATTTTCGCAGATAATAGAAAAATCTTTAGCGAAGGACCAATCTAAATTATTCAATTTAATTTTGGTATCATCAGTTGAATCGTTTTCATACAAAGAAATATAAAAATTATAATTAGGAAAATGCTCAACTATTGATTTTATTTGAGAATAATATTGTTCTATTTTTTGACTAGAATTTCTAAAAATAGTGTATATCAAAATGTTTTTCATGAACTATTTATAAAATAAATATTTGGCATTTTAAGGATTAGAATATGTGGGTATTAGCAAGTCGCGGAAGACCAAAGAACCTAAAACGGTTTATTAAATGCTGGAAAGAAACTAAAGGATCAACTCCAGTTTATATTAGATTAGATGAATGCGATCCAGAAATTGAAAATTATAAAAAATTAAATTATCCAAAAGAATTTCATGTTGTAATAGAATCTCGAGCCAGGTTAGGACGGGCAATGAACGAGATGGTTGAAAGGTATCCAAACGAACCGTGGTATGGATTACTAGCAGACGATTTAATCCCACAAACTCAAAATTGGGATCAAAAACTTGTAATTGCTGCTTCTAATAATTTTATATCTCAATGTAATGATTTAACAAGAAAGCCACAAAACTGCTGTCATCCTTGTATAGGGGGAGATTTGATAAGAAAAATTGGATGGTTTGCTTTACCTGTATGCACCCATTATTGTGTTGAACTTCCTTGGAAAGAGCTTACTAAAAGAAATCCAGAAATTTTAAAATATCTTTCAGATGTAGTTGTTGAACATGCGCATTATCGATTTGACAAAGCTGAATTGGACAACACATACAAAGAGTTAAAAACTTTAAAACATCCTGACCACGAAATTTGGGATCAATGGAAATTACAACATCTTGACGAATTTTGTATCAAGGCGTTGAGCTAAAAAACAACTCAATATTTCTATCTTTATTATTGATGTTGTTAACTTGTTTTAATAATTCTAAATCAATTCCTAGACTAGACGCTTCTGTTTGAATAGCACTAATATCTTTTGGAAAGCATATGCCACCCCAACCAAATTTTCCATCTGGTCCGGGAACATTTAAATGTGTATAACCAATTCGATCATCATAAATGGTTAGATCTTTTAACGATTCAAAACTTACATTCTCTGCCTTTGCTAACTTATAAAATTCATTCATAAATGTTACCTTAGTGGCAAGGTACGCATTCATCATATACTTGTATAAGGCAGCAGACTTAATATCAGTAACTAAAAATTGCCTGTGGACTAGAGGAACACCTGATCGAATAACATCTCTAGCAGTAACACATAATTCTCCGTTACCGCCTAGAATAAAATATCTACTATTTTGATAATCGGCGCTAGCATTAGCCGCAGTTAAAAATTCTGGGCAATGAATTATTGAAGGATATTCTTTTAAAAGTTGATTGTATATGCTAGGAGTTGCTGTCGATTTGCATATTAACGGTATTTTTTCGCTAATGCCTGCATTATATAATTCTTTTAAAACCTGTTCAAGAATAGAGGCATCACAACTACCATTGTCTAAAGCTGGAGTTGGAACACAAATAAAGATTCCGTCGCAATCTAAGAATTTTTCATAGTCGGCACTATCTTCAAATTTTGGATCTCGAACTACTCTTTCATCATTACGATGTGCCCAATAAATTGCTTCTCCAACAAAACCTAGACCAATAATTCCTATTTTCATAGAGTAGCATCTTCCAGGCCAGCTGTTCTTAATTTAACAATGTTAGATAATTGCCATTGCTTGATGTCAAGACCTTTAATGATACCTAACCATTTGTTACGTAGCAAAGCAAAGTCATTGATAATTTTTTCAAAGTCTACAACGTCGGCTTCGCCCTCTACAAATTTTTCACAATCTCTAGAGGACAAAGCACGTTGATAGTTTTCAAGGTACTTACGAAAATGTTGACTTCGAAGTCTACGAAGTTCAATATTAAGATATTCGAGAATTGCTTCAATTTCTTGAAGCTGATTGAATCGATTTTCAACAATGCCGGGCATACTGGCAGCGGCCTTTTCAATATTTCCCGCTATGCGAGCATCATTCTTTGCTGCCAATAATTCAGCCTCATAGTATGCCACTGCATCAGGGATATTTGAGATGTCCTTTGAAACTCGATCATACCAATTCATTTAATCCTCATCTTCGTAATATTCATCTTCTTCTTCGATCTCTTCGCCATCAATAGCATATTCAATAGCTGTGTCTAAATATGGATCTACGCCTAGTAGACTATCTAAAACACTTTCTTTAATACCATAATCTAACAATGTGTTAACAAAGTCAGCGGCAACGTCTTTGCGTTGTTTTTCAGGAATATGCTCTACAACAATTGACCATAAATCTGCAATTAAATCTTCTTTCATTCTACGCTCTCCGGTTGGGATTCAATATTTGTAGTTATCTCAGAAACGGATTTTTCACCGTTTTTGATGATGTCGGACATAATTGCATCTAGCCCACCGTTTTCGTTTCTTTCCCAAGCCTTGCGGAATTGTTTGATAATTTCGCCATCGGCTGTTGTGTATACAAGGCTATTTCCTTCTTTCTTTAGAAGACCTTTTTCTTCTGCCAGATCTACCATTCCGCTATACGGATTCATACCTGTTTCATAAGGAATCTTTACCTGTACACTTTCAAAAGGTTTTGCATAACGTGTTTTCATAATCTTACAAGCTGCACGAATACCTTTAACTTCTGAAATCTTGTTGCCGTCTTCGTCTTCTTTCAACTTTAACTTACGCATAGCAACAACAATAGAGCTTGCGTAGATAAAACCTTGTCCTCCACTGATTTTGTCATCTGGATCAAACATATCTTGACTTGCGTATGTGTGGTTAGTAGCAACTAAACCAATGTTTAAACTACCAAACATATTAACACAATTACGAACAAGTGCTGTAAGTGCTTTAGGTTTACGGCCCATGTCGCCTTTTAAATCGCCTGCTTCGAACTGATTAACATCTGTAGGAGTTAACAACATACCTAGTGAATCAAGTACAAACAGAACCTTAGGACGGCTATCTTCAGGCATTGCTTTATATTCAGCAACAAATTCTGTAATAGTTTTTGCTACATCGTCAATCATTGCCATATTAAGTTTAAGCAACTTATCTTCGCTAGTATCAACACCAAGTGCTTTTAACCAATCTTCATCGAGAGCATTTTCTGTATCGATTAGGATTGGATAAATTCCTTGTGCCTGTGCTGCCTTAATAAGGTTACCTGAACAGATATATGATTTACCTGCGCCAGATTCACCGGCGAATACCGTAACTTTACCTAGCGGTACACCTTTATTAAAATCACCGCTAATCAAATAATTGAGAGCGTAGTTACCTGTTGAGATCCAATCAGTAGGATCATTAAAGCCAATTGACAAGCCTTCAATAGACTTTGTAATTGACTTTCTAAATTTAGAAATATCAAATGCTTTTGCCATATTATGTTCCCTGTAGTGGTAAGAGAGTGCGG